CTTAAATTCATTGGTTATTTTATATTGTGACATTAGTTTGTTTTTACTCTAACTTTTATATCTTGGTTGGGATATTTTAATTCCAACATACTATTAGTGTCACTAAATATTGTAAAATCGGATAGGTTTAACTGGTATATGGCTGGTATAGCCTCATCATTTATAGACACCACTTCTTGTGGACTTCTATTAACTGAGTACTGACCACCTACTAAGTTAGAGACGTTAAAGTTTATTACGTTTAAAACACCACCCACATTGTTTATATTTTCCACTAAATCAGATATGTAGATATCCTGCCCCATAGAGAACTTTTTAACGTCAAAGTATTTTGTAATATTTTGTATCACACCATTAACCACTTCTGATTGGTTAAAAGTCTTATCAATTAATAAATCTACCGAAACAGCTATGTTAATTATTTTACCGTCTGATATTTCCACATAATCATTTATCATCCTAAAATCAGCTAACCATGAAGATATGTTTTGTTTTAAAGTACTGGAAGATAAATTACTTAATTTACCTTGTGAATCTAAACCAATAGTACTTATAACCACTTTATTAGAATTTTCTTCAACCGACCATCTAAAAGGTAAACCATATTTTCCTGGCATTTTTAAGAATTGTGCTACATAATCTTTTATAGTAACACTTCTGTTTTGTGATGCGAAATTATATTTAACTAAATTCCTAACTTCTTCTAGTGATGGTGCTTCAGAACCTCCTACAGCAGGTATTGGGTTATTAACTCTCAGACTAGTTCTAACTCTATTGTTAATAGTACTATTTGGTCCGTTTAGGTTCATCTCAAAAGTACCTAAAGAGGTTAGAACATTAGCTCCAACGTTTGCGGATGAACCACCACCTACTCTATATTTAATATACATTATGTTATTTACCGCCGGTATTTCACCTAAAGCTGTCGTATTTATAAAGTTACCGAAGTTATTAATATAGTTTGCAAGCTCTGATGTATCGTTACCAGTACCACTACCAAAAGTTATTTTACAAAAACCATTATCCGTATATTCTTTAATAAACCTTTTTGTAACTGACTTCCATTTTGCTGGTGTTATAGATCTATTATCCGAATTAATAGAGTTGTTATCAACAAAAACTTTATCCTCTGCTAATGATTCTACCTCATACCATCTAACGTCTTGGTCATTAAACAAAGCTGTTGATGGTACTCCAGATTCTACGGGGTTTTCTAAACCAATTATACTCTCTATTGATAAAACATTTGATTCTGGTAATGTGACCTGTAAAAATGGTTTAACATCAGACTGATTGATACTTTTTGAAAAAATCTTAGTTTTACCATTAACCACTATCTCTCTTTTAGTTAGTGTATAATTAACTAAATCACCATTACCATTAAAATTTGGTATTATAACTCTGTTTGGGATACCACCAACTGTGAAAGGTGAGTTAAAATCTATGTCATCCAAATTTTCAAAAACCTTACCAGCTCCAGTTACTTGTGTACCATATTTTAATATTGGTGCGTATCTATCATCGTAAGTATCACCAAATGGTGGTACTGTTACTGAAAAGTCTACTAAAGTTAAAGATGGTCTAAAACCTGGTATTTTAACACCTAGGGTTCTAGCCATATTTAATATTGAACTTCTTTCTTGTGCGTAATCTATTTGTGTTTCATTAAATTTTCTATCTGTATGGTACGATAACATATCTCCCACAGCCGCATTTAATTCAACCAACATTGTACCAACAGAGGCATCATTAAAATCTGAAAATATCTCTGGATAGTATTTTTGTATAAAAGAAAACAATTCTGACCTTATGTCAGCGAAGTTTCTAGATAGGTAATTTATTTTTTTCTGTGCCATATTAAAGTTCTAATGTAATAAAATCAGTTTCGTTAAACGTACTGTTAGTAATTGTATACTCTAATTTAACGATAACTGAATGTTCTGCACCATCTATTGGTTCTACGTCAAGTCTATCTATTTTCAAATTAGGTATGAATTTATCTATCGCCTTTTGTATTTCATCCTTAATATCGTTTTGTATTGTAACAATATTAGGTTCGAATAAAAATTTCTTTAAATCAGTACCGAATTCTGGTGAGTACAACCTTTCTCCCCTATTGGTTAGTAACAAATGCATTAAAGATGATTTTATCGCCCTTTTATTTGTTTTGGTCATATCAACAAAAAGACCTTTTTCTGAATCGTAAAAATCTAATATTAATGAATGTTTCAGCCATAGTTTTTTATTATAAATATCTAATAAATTAATTTATACAATAATTGATAAATGTAAATTTTAAGCATAAAAAACCCCCAATTAAGGGGGTTAATTTTTATCCTTTATCTTTTCTAATCTGATAAAGAGCTTCTAAGACTTGTTGTGTTAATGTTTTATCATTACCCCAACTTATCTTATTACACATCCTCAACTCCATTAGGTTGTATTTTTGTGATATCAACATCAACCTCACAAGCTCCACCAGCACAAGCTAGTTCACCAGATAAATCAGTGTTGTCTACAAGTTCAACTACTTTACTCAAATCTATGTCGTTAAGTGATTTCATCATCTTCTTATAAGTTTCTTCATCACAATCTTCAAATGGTGCTTGTTGGTAAGTCCCTCCGTTATAAGGTAAGACAGATAGTCCGTTATAGTGTTCACGGTTTTCCCACATCCAATCTCCAGCTAACTCCCAATCTTCTTCTTTTAAAGACACAGTTGCGGATACGTTGTGTGAGTTTTGTCCAGTTCTATGTCCTGGTTTAATCCATTCCTGTGAAACTCTTTTTACTCTCTCTAATAGTTCAAAAGGAGATTCATGTCTAAGAATAGAACCTTCTGGTGCTTTTTGTGGTACTGATATTACTGCTGTATCATGTGGTCTGAAAATCTCATCTTCAACCAATTCTGGGTGGTAGACTGATAGATATGTATATATCGCTTCATTCTTACCAACCCTAACCCTTCTAATATAGTAGTCATTATGCCAAGCGTGAATACCTGAAGCTGTACCCAAAGTAAGTGATGTTGTTCCAGCTGGTTTTACTGTGGTTGTTCTAGCTGACTCATTAATACCAATTAAGTTAGCTACCCTAGTATTTTCTTCTTTTACAATATTTGCCGCTAAACTCATATCATAACCCAAGACAACACCTGAACCTATACCAGTCATAGACACACCAATAAGAGCATCTTTCTCCGTAGTTCTTTTCCATACATCCCTTAAATAATGAAAGTCAGTATATCCTGCTTGTAATGTTCCAATAAAAGAAGCTGCTTTAACCCTATTATTGAAGTCTTCCTGTGATTCTATGTCGGATGCGTTAACCTCACATAGGTTACAGAATTGGAATGGTCTTAAAGCAATTTCACAACATGGATTTGTACCCCAATCTTTATCGTATGAGAAATAAATTCCAGGTTCACCTGCTCCAGACAACTCAACTCTCTTCCATAAATCTAAGAAAAATTGTTTAGTGATCCTATTTCTTAATAATACCGCTGAATTGTTAGCTCTACCTCTTTGTGGGTTTAACTCCCACCATGCTCCTGATTTACAAGAAATCATTTCATTGTCATCAGCTGAGAATAAAGATATTAAAGCTGCTCTCCTAATACCACCAGCTAAGACGGCGTCTGCAATATGACAAACAATATCATGAACTTCTAGTGTGGTTAATCTATCTCTATCATTCTTTGAGTCTAATACCTTTGTTATATGGTGAATACAGTCCTTTAATGGTTGAGGTCCTGGTGCTTTACCACCAGACGTAACTAATAAAGCTCCTTTAGCCCTAATATCAGAAAAATCAAATATTGGTGTTGATGAATTAATTCCAGAGTAGGACTTCATTAATACTTTAATAGCGTCAGCCCAACCCTCAATAGAATCACTGATTAAGTACCTTCTTGTTCTACCTGGATTTGGTTTTCTTATCTCTGGTAATTTCTCAACGTGGTGTTTTTGAACTGAGTATCCAACACCCGTACCACCTAATAATAGAAACATAGTCTCTGAAAATGAGTCTATATGGTCAATAGGTAAGTAAGCACAGTTATATACTCTATTAGGTGATATTTCAATCGGTTTACCACCAAACTGTAAAGATCTCATAGACGGTAATACTTTTTTGTCATAAACGTATTTATAAACCTCCTCTATTTCTTTTTTCAGTTTAGGGTACTTCTTTTGATGCATTTTTTTATTTCTAGTCACTAACTCTTCCCAAGTCTCCCTTCTTTCTTTCTTAGGTAAGAATTTAGCGTATTTCATGTAGACAGTTATGTCTGATAGAATTTGTTTAGATAATTCCATTTTTTTTAATTATTTTTTAATTTTAGTTATTGATTTTGATCCAATTCGGTATCTTTATTTTCTCTTCTTTTTTTTGCCATTTTTAACCTTTCCCTAGTGTTTTCTTCTTTTCTTTCAACCACTTTTCTTTCATACCCTAAAAAAGTATCTGAACTTTCAGTATCAATATAAACCCTACCGTTATCAAACGTACAATCCTCAAAGATAACACCATCTTTACCAAATCTAGATTTTAAAACCGCTATTGTTGCTCTATTACCCTCTTTTTGTGAGAGTGTTCTAGCGATTGACATTATAAAATGTCCTATTTGTGCCTTTTTTATGGAGCCACCCATTTGGTCACCAGTAACCACGTCTGCTGAAACTGAACTTCTATTACCTTGTACCGCTGTCCAACCAACTAGGTTGTACTCAACTAACATAGATTCAAAAGCTCTCATAACATTACCTTCACCTGACCACTCATCATTATATCTTCTAGTAGATTCAACACAATCAATATAGTCTAATACTACCATATCTGGTTTAAAACCAGTAGATATTAGATGTCTGATGTAGGATTTAATATGATTAACAGTAACACCTTCTGATGTGAATTTTTTGATAATTAAATCATTTTCAACACCTTCTGTTTTTTGTTTAATCACATCTATGACCGATTCTTTATCATCAGATAAAGAATTAAGTTCAATCCCACTCCAACACGAAGCATGTTTTCTTTTGATTACATCTGGTATGTCCTCAAAAACAATTTGTAAAACATTATAACCCACATTATAAGCTGAATTAGCAATTTTAGTGAGTATTGTAGTCTTACCAACCCCATATGGAGCTAACACAACACCAAGTTCTCCTCTAGACAAACCACCATCGGTTAATTCATCAATACCACTTATTCCCGTAGGAATTGGGTGTCTAAAGTCTTCTTCTAAAACAGTATCCCAACCTTCACTAATTGAAGTTCCATCGTCTTTTTCAGCTCCCACTGATAAAGCTTCTTTCATTATTTCAGCACACTCCTCATACCTACCAAATTCTCCATTATCTATTATGGTAGATATTTTATCGTTAGCCTTTTTTAGTTCTTGTTGTCTACAGAAGTTTAGGGACTCTATTTGAACATATTCCCAATCTTCAACTTCTTGTTTCCTAATTTCTTTAGTGATTTCAAAGACATAATCTTGTGTTATACTATCTTTAATTTCAACTTTAAGAATCGTCTCTAAAGTATCCCAAGTTGGTATTTTCTCAAATCTCTCAAAATAATCCTTTACTGTTGCCATCAACAATCTAAAATATTCATTGTCAAAATAACTGGTATCTAAAATATCAATTATTCTATCAGCGAATTTTTTATTTGCTGGGTGTAGTACTTGATTTATGAGTTCCGTTTGAAATTTATAACCTAGGTACTTTAATGTAACTTTTTTATCACTCATTATGTAAACTATTTAATAATAAATAATCAGTTCAAATTGATTGAACTATATTCCACATTTATATTTTCGTTAGATAGTGTTTCAGTGATTATAGATATGATCTTTGGTATCATTTTTCTAATATCTACTGAATATCTTATTCTTTGTTGGTATAGATTACCAGTAAATTGTCTAGCCGCGACCACTCTATCATCAACCTTTATCTCTAAATCAAAAATATCTTCATTTTCAAAAATATCTTCTCTCACTATCTCCTCTTGGGTTTGTGTCTTATAAGGGTTGTAAGACCTCCAAAGGTAATCTTTAGACTTCTTCTTTAAATCAACATTAATTAAGTCTACAACATCTGTTACACAA